GTCCCCACCGTTTTTGTTGCTATTTTTGCTTCTTGCAACTAGAAGGTTCTCGCCTACGCGATTTGAGGAGAAATTTGGAGCCCTGGTACTGCTAGGAAACCTCCCAGCACGTAATCATCTCCAGTAGCACTATAGAATCGAAACAGATTACCGGCCACGATCCCTGAAATCGCTGTAACCGCTACCGTTTCAATCCACTCATCATCCACATGATAACCAATTGGGTAATGAAAGTCTGCAAACTCTCTGTTTGGCACCATAATCTGCCCATATGTATTGACATTTGAATTTACAGGCAAAATCCCCCTACTCGATGAATCAGGGAAGGTGCCTGCCTTACTCGTAGGCAACACAGCTCCAGGTTCTGATTCTATCTCCGTGATCATGTACCCACCCGCAGTGGTGCTAGAATAGACTGCATAACTATACGAACCAGAGGCTCCTAAGTATGGCAAACTCAAATAGCTACCAAATGTCCAGGCTCTATATTCCACGTCTAAACCAGGAATGAATAGAGATGAGGCTAGCTGATTAGGCTGCCATGGCATCAGTGGGATAATTAAAGCATTACTAGCCGGGTTGCGGGCGGCACAACTCAAAACAGATCTATGAGTGAGCAATCTTAAATCCTCAATCACTTCTCCAAACTGAGCGATGGCTTGTTCTCCATTCGCCTTTCCCTGAGTTGTGAGACAATAGTTATTCATTAGTGTCATATCAGGTATTCCACAGGAGAAATCTTCTCCTGCTTCCAACCAGACATTAACCTCAGGAACAATTGGAGTCGCAGCTGGCCCTGTCGATGCCATCAACGGAAACCAAACAATTCTCGTCTGACTAATATCCACCCCCATGATGTCGGGTGTGATTACGTTCATGAAAGGTTTGGTATGCAAGTACGGAACTTCAATTTCCGCACACGTGCTACCTACCACTTCAATTGTAGTCGTTAGATACGCCGCATTGCCATCAAAAATTACAGGGGTTGGGAAACCCGGAGGTACAATCATGACTCCTATCCTCCATCTTACTAGGGGTGAGGAAATTACTTCCACGCATACTTTCAGACTTCCAGTCCAGTATCTAAACATAGATGCTGCAAATCCAAGTGGTGTCAAATGATATTGGGCAGTAACAATCTGCATCGCTGCAGGAGTCATCTGCAGTGCAGTGCCCGTCGTCCAGTTTTTTACAACTTGAGCTTTTCGATGAATCAGACTTTGAAAAGTCGTATCCTCGTCTTCATGTAACGGAATGTTTCCCCCACTAATGTCAGTGGTTACTGAAGCATCTAGAGCAAAGTTGTAAGCTGGTGATGGTTCCCCACTAGCAGCCGACAAATTCCCCTGTCCATGCACCATTACCACATCCTGAGGCGCTATGTTTGGTTTTGAGTAACCAAAGAATTTTGCCATAGCAGCACCAGCTCCCAGTAATTCACTGGCTGGTAAGGCTATAGGATAAGGTATCATGGATGTAACCATGGAGGCGTAGCTCAACATATTGGATAATTGAGCCGGAGGTGCTTCTCTTCCTTGTGGGATAATCTTACTCAGGTGCACGTCTTCATAGTGCACCCAGACTTGGATTTCCAACGCGGCAGGAGTAGCTCCATTTGCCATTTGTACCGGGTTTACTGGTACTGAATACAACGTCCAGTCATTCTCAACTATATCCATGTAAGGATAAGCATGAGGGTATGCTAGTTTCAACTCATAAGTACCAACTAGAGATAAATCAATATCCACATGTGGCAGTTGTGAAGTGTAAACAGTAGCTGTTGTATTAACCTGTGTACCAAAGTCCCAAGTAGCTTGGTTGTAAACACCTGCAATGTCTCTATTTGGCGCAGCACAAATACGGGTCATACCCATAAAGTTACTGCCACCAGTCACTGCGAAGGTGATTACGGCGTTTCCTCTGAAGAGTCCCCAATGGTCCAATACCGTAGTTACATACGTATTGTTTTTCCAAAGACCAAACACTTCACCGTTTTGTAGAGTTCCTACATTAAATGTCTTGATTTTCCTTGGTCTACTGAAAAATTGTGCTAATTCAGTACCTTCTGGTTCCTTCCTCATTGGTTTCTTCCCCGTCTGGGAATGGTCGGATGTTACTAACTCATTAGTCCCCAGTAATACTACTGGGGTACTGGTGAGGTCGTTAGTTGTTACCTCACTCGTGTTTAATGATAATTCCGTGTTCGCGACTGCATTGTTGAGATAAGAACCACGCCAGTCAATGTGGCTCTTAAATTTTTCTAACTCGCACCCCGAAGGGGCTTTTACTTGTACATTACTTCGCTTGGGCGACGCTAAACGCCCTTCGTGTCTTATTGTACTCGACATCGTCGCGGGTTCCTCTACAATCCCGAGGTCGGTTTTGAGCTCCACCGTAGGAGCCCACGTCTGAAACACTCTATGCTTATATTCTAAATCCAACTGTTTATAAGTTGGGAATTTAAGATCAGGGTGAATTTTTTGCAAGATTTCTAATTCTTTTTCAAATCTTTCTTGCCCATGTAGAAACCATTCTCTACTTGCACACAAGCAAGCATTACGATTCCTAGATTCTTCTTCCGCGGGTTTAACTCCCACCACATACTTCAACGACTTGTATATTGATTCTTCTTTCAATGGTCCATAGTATGTTCCTTCTCGCTGCACGTAACCACGTTGCAAGTAAGTAACATCCTCCAGCTTTTGGAATACTATCTCCCCAGAGCTCTTATCAGCTCGGGTAATTTCATATCCACATTCAGCTGCCATATCTTGAATCTTTTTACCAGTCAGCCCAAATTCCCTAGCAATCGCTAGTGTGTGATCATCTCCGGTAAATAAACAAGCTATTAAAGCAGCAAATGTGCTTTTAGCCCATATTCTCCAAGTTTGCTCAGTCGCAGTAGGGATCACTAATCCTACTTGTAGCAATTCCATTGCTACCGCCATGTAGATTACCAACTTGCAAGTGATGCAGTTGGCGTGAATAGTATCTGGTCTACCACTAAGTAGCATACGATCTAGGAGGAAGAAATTTCCCATCATTACTAATATTGATCTCCCAGCGCTTAATATAATACGCCTGACCATTCTCTGGTCTCTTTTTGAGTATCCTAATTTAGCGCTAAGTTTTTCCATGCATACAGCATAATAACTCAACATTTCGTTTTGTCTTTGATCTAAAGATTTCTGATCGCCAGCTAT